GTTATGTGGTGTGCAAACGAAGTTAAGTTAAAGATTCCTAATGTAGTCAGCACCACTGCTGGTGCTGCCAAGTTTCAAGGAACAGGTGCATGGGCTAACAACGAGACAGCAACACCTAAGCCTGGAGACTTAGCCTTCTTTGATTTTGCAGAAGGTGGTAATCCTGTTGACCATGTGGCTATTGTAGTTAAAGACAATGGAGATGGAACAGTTACAACTATTGAAGGTAACACATCAGGAGATAAAAAGAAGTCTACATCAGAGCGCAATGGTGGAGAAGTAGTAGAGAAAGTACGTGCGTATCGTACCAATAACAAGAAAAAGTTAAAGGTATTTATTGTTGGCTTTGGTACACCAAAGTTCAAAAACTAGGAGAAGAAATGAATACAACTAAGTTAATTGCAATTGCTACAACCTATGCACGTGCAGCAGTTCCTGCCGTTGCAGCACTTTATATGTCAGGCGTAACCGATCCTAAGACCCTTGCTTATGCTTTTGTAACAGCATTTATTGCCCCAATTTGGAAGGCTTTAGACCCTAAGGCCACAGAATTTGGCAAGGGAAGCAAGAAGTAAACACCCTGTTTTAGGGCCTTAGCAGCCCGATAGAGACACGAAGCCCCCGCTCTGGTACTTTGACCTACCAGGCGGGGGTCTTTTTCTATTGGTATGTTAGGTATAAAGGTATTGCTTTTATGTTAAATTTTTGTCGTAACCTATTACGTTGACCTTCAGTAGTGTTACCCCAGTAACCTAACACACCATATTTAAGCGCATAGTCAAGGCATTCTTTTTGAACAAGACAGTTACCGCAAATAGTTTTAAGTGCTTTTATTTCTGGGTAAGTACCCTGCCCGTCTGGCACAAAAAACAATTCACTATCTGTTGACTCGCAATTGGGTGTATTACTGGGTTGAAACATTTATCCTCCTGTTGAGTAAAAGCCAGGTCCATTAAACTTAACTGCTGGTGCGGACCATACTCTAGTCATTGTGCCTAGACAAGTGGTACATGCTGGTGGTATGTTTTCATTTGTTTCTATAATTGAGTTACATGTTTCACATTTAAAATCATAGTTAGGCATTAGTCACAATCCATCCAATCTATAGGTGTAGGTGCGGTTGTAATAGTTCCGCATTCTTTACATTTTTGTGCAAGATCATACCAACTTATTTCTCTTGACTCCCAGTCCCACATAACAGTAATCTCAAACATAAGGCAACCGCATATGCAAGCAAAGGTTGGCTCACCCCGTAGGTCTGTCATTTTCCCAAAAGAACTTGTAGTAGTTAACATCTAATGAGAAGCGTTTCATGTGTTGGACTGTTGCACCTGTATGTGAGTACAGTGGTACTCCAGCCTTATGCATTAATCGGAAGAAGTTAATATCTTCTGATACAAACTGTTCTCCAACTCCTGTTTCATTAAAGTATGGGATGTTTCCATGTACTTCACGCATCTTTTTAACTGCATTACGGTGCATCATTACAAACCCAAAGCCAGCCGAACCAACTTTAATTAGTGCATCTACTGGTAGCGGATGTGCGTAAGAGATTTGATAGTCGTCTCCCTCAACCCAGTTAAACAAAGCAGGATATGGAGCCATAAGACTGCGTTCATTTTCTTTAGAAATAAAATAAGTACCTGTTACTACTGGTCTTTCAATAGGGTGGACAGCAGACCATACCTTGCGTAATGCTTCATGGTTAAGAACGATGTCGCTATCTACCCATAGTATCCAGTCAAAGTCTGTTTGCTCATACCAAAACTCCAGCGCATTTTGGCGCTGTCGTCCGATCTGATTACCTTGTACTCGCATAGCACTAGCAAGTGGAAGACCAGATGAGATGAGTGAATAGACCACGCCTTCGGTAAACTTGCCATCAGTTGTTCCGTTATCGCACCAACATATAATGATCTTGTCATTCTTCCGTGGCATCTGTTGTGTCTTCTGTGGTGGTATCTTCTGCTGCTTCTTCTTTGTCATAGTATGGTTTCCATCCGCCTAGGTTTTTAATAAGTGAGTTAACTGCACGTTGTACTTTCATGCGTGCACCATCTGGTGTGCTGTCCATTTCTTTGGCAAGTGTTGCCCAGTCTGGCTGCTCTACGCTAAAGCGTAGGCGCAAGATGTTTTGTTTTGCTTCAGATAATTTGTAATAGGCTGCCGCTATATCTGATCTTAGTGCTAGCCAGTTGTTGCCATCTGATACATCACCGCTACCAAACTTAGAGTTCAAGTCTTGTATCTTTGCGGGAATAACATAGGTCTCACTGATAATCGAAGGCAGGAATGCCTCCACTACAGAGGCATCATAGTAGTACAAATCGGACGTATCGTACCCAACTTTGCGTGCTTTCTCTCGTTCACAGAACTTAAGGGCTGCATTGCGTAGCGACTTAGCGATAAGTTTATCTTTATCTTTCTGCTCTAGGGCAGACCATTCTTTGTACTTGCGTTGGTGTCCAACAAACCACACCCACAACTCTTGTCCTATGTCATCACGCTCAATCATGCTGTACTTGCGTGAGTATTCAGATGCTAGAGTTTGTACCAAATCATTGTACTCTTCGATGTAAGTCATTATGGAATGATTACCTCGCCATTAACAATTGGCACAGCAAATGGTGTTACTTTTGTACCTGTTTGTACAAGGATACCAATGCCTGTTTGCCAGTTTGCGCTGCCTGATGTTAGGTAACTGGCCTGCTTTATATCCATCATGTGCCCTACCTCTAAACCGTAGAGTGTATGTGTCTTGCCATAGAAGCCTGTTGTTTCATGTTGTAAACCCACGCGATGCGTGTGTCCACACACTACTGACTTACCTAAACGCTTGGCTAGATTTAAAGCGGTAGCCCCTGGTGCACGGTTAAGTGCGCCTTCATCTCCGTGTGCCATGACCCAACCAGGTAGTAACTCATGCATCTTATGCAAGTAAGTAACATCTAACTTGTCATAGCCCAATAGTGTTTCAATCTCTAATGACTTAAGAGACATAAATGCAGGCGCATACTTACGCATGTAAGTGTCAATGCGATCAGTATGATTGCTGCGTTGTATATAAAATGGTTTGCCTTTGCCTAGTGCTACTCGATAGTTCTTCATGATTTCATGTGTTAGATCAATACTATCTTGTAGTGTTTCAGCATATTCACCAGCCATGCCTTTGTTCCAACGGCTTGGTTCAGGTGCATCTAGTTCATCACCTACACACCAGAGTTCATCTGGTTTATAATCGCGGATGAAATCTAGTGTAGCGGTTACTGTCTTGTTGTCTTGATATGGTATCTGTAAATCACTGAGTACTACTACTCTTTTTTGATTCGCCATTTGAATTGGGTAAACCTTCCCACTGTCCACGTTGGACAAGCAGTCCGATTATGGCATAGTTTGCAAGGTCAATTAGAGTATCTTCAATAGATTCATAGTTCGGCGTGTCGCCTGTATCTACTAGATTGTTAAGCCTAGCCAACTTGTCATACATGCGTACGCGTAGCCCATTCATAGCACCACCTGGTGCTCCTGCTATATTCATAGGCCCATAGTCAGCATGCTTTTTAAGCATGAGTTCTTTTAGTTGGGCCATGATTAATTCTAAGTCACTCTTTCTTTTCATTAAGTATCTCCTTTAGCGTTGAGTCTAGTTCTTTCATGGATTCTCTAACTGCCATCTCTTCCCATACTAACTCGGCAGTGTTTGTACGTGTGGCTGATAGTATAGCAGCAGTCATGATTAAGTATTCTTTGGCTACTTCTGGCTCACTATCTATGGACTCGTAGATATCTCTAAGCACATCAATGATGTTTAATACCTTGTCTTCTGATACAGGTATACCAATTGAAAATTTTTGGTGGTCTATATGATCCCAAAATGTTTCATCAAATGGCAACGCATTCTCTGATTCGTTCGTCAATCCACTCACTCCCTTGTTTAATCATCATACTGTTTACGTCTTCGCCTTCTGGCATAGAGATAATGTTTACATTACCTAACTCACGACTTATCTTTTTGCCAAACTCTAGCCCTGCTGCATCACCATCTGCTAATACAATTACTGTTTCAAAGTCATCAAGTATCTTGGCATAGTGTGGCTTCCAGTTGTTGGCCCCAGGTATACCTATGGTTGGATGCATAGTTTTAATTGACATCATAATGCAATCAAACTCACCTTCGGTAACGCAGATATATTTATCTGCAACAAAGCAAGCCTGTGTATTAAACATGGTTGTCTTGGCACCAACTAATCCCATATACTTAGGGTCTTCGTTATGTATGCTACGGAATCTAATGTCTACTACACCTGATGGTGTTATGTATGGGATTGCTAGCCTACCTTTGTAGGCTTCATGCCCTGGAAGTGGGTCGTCTACCACTCCCAAGTGAAATATGTTTGCCTCTTCTACCGAGAGATGACGGCTTAATAGATACTCGCTTGCTTGATCTATCTTGCTGGCGTACCTCTGCGTTGCCTGAAGTAAGAACTGACGCTGCGAACTTGACAGCCTCACGGTAATCACCACCTTCCTTATACATAATGAGAGAATAAGTATCGCCTTTGACACCACACCCGTGGCAGACAAAGGCGTTCTTATCATAGTTAACTGCTGCTGATGCATGACTGTCGTGATGGAATGGACACTTCATCTTACGCCATCCACTACCCATTGCAGGTATGTCTGCACCTATGTAGTTGAGATACTCTTCAATGCTTGGCTTCTCCAAGTGCTCTCCTTAGTAAGTCTACCCATACATGTGCAGGCATGGTGCAGTACCAATCGCCAGGACTTCCCCTACCCTTGCGTTTGTGCCACACCACGCCTGTCCATGCTTTGTCGTTAGCCATTTCGACTATCAACTCTTCTGTCCATCCAGCCAAGTCCATCTTGGCATGATTTTTAATTTCAATTGTAACTCCAGGTATACCTGAGATGTCACCTTTGTCTAGCGTTGCACCAGCCAAGCGCCTATCTACATAAGGGAACCATTGCTTGAGGTACTTGACTACATCTCGCTCGGCTCCTGAGCCTTTGGCTTTGGCTGCGCTACTCATTATCGTACCATCCATATCCACAACCATAGCGATTAGCACATTGTTCTAGTCCAGATATTTTATCGTAAGTTACTATTTTTATATTACAATCTGGACACAACTTACTCATTCTTGTGGTTCGTCTCTAACTTCTGTTAGTTCCCAACGTCCTGTTTGCATTTTCTTTGCACGTTCTTCTGCTATCTCTAGCGAAGAAGCACGAATAACTTTTACTTTATACTGTGAATATGTGACTCTATACTTGGGCATCTTTGATTTCCTCTATCTTTATTTGTGCATTTTCTAATACATCATAGGTTATATCTTCTAGTGCTATTTCTTTTGCAATCTCGAAGGCATCGTCTTCATCTTCTGCTTCGATCTCAAATCCTAATACACCTAGTTCTATTTCTATTCTATATTGTTTCATACTTTCATCTCTGGTTGTGAATAGTCTCTGACTATATCCTCTAAGTACATAGAGGCTGGGTCAAATGATAGGGATAAGTATGTGTTACCAGTTGGGTCTGCTTTGCCATAACGATTTTTAACAGGGGCTACACACAAGTATGTGTCTTGTCCTTGCAACATCTGACCTACTGTTAACACCATTGCTGGTATCTGTGCCACCTTACCCTGCAAGGCAGAGCGTGGCTGACAAGGATAACCGCTTGCACCTTCTTGCGTATGGTGCAAGACAAGGACTGCTGCATTGGTATCACGGGCTAAGAACTTTAACTCTTTCATAACCTGTCGCATACCTGCAAACTCTTCATGTCCATCAATGGCTATGTCCATAAGATTATCTACAACGATAAGCGTTGGACTTCTACCCCACATAGTTTCAAATGCTGATACCTCATCATCTAAATCTTTAAGGGTGGGGCTGGGTTCAAACGACCAGTACAAGTTAGAGAACTCTCGCAAGTATTCTTCTGCTTTGGCTGGCTCCGTCTTAAGCATGTACTCTGATGCTTGTTGTGTGATCTTGGCTTTCATAGCAAGCAAACGCATAGCCATGGTGTGTGCATTAGTATCGGCAGAGAAATATAATGTTGGTTGTTTTAGTCTTGCTGCGATATGTAATGCAATAGATGACTTACCTGCGCCTGGAGTACCTGCTACGACAGTGACTTCTGCTCTACGCAGAATGATTCCCTCTCGTTGGAATGCCTGAAAGGGAGGGGCTAATGGCTCCCCTCCCACTTCTGGCTTGCCAATACTACGGCGTAGTGTTTTCATTTATACTTTTTTCGGTTTCGTTAAGCGCTTCCCAAAGAATTGGTTCAAGTGCTTTTGCTGCTTCATCTAATTTTTCTTGAAGCGTTTTCATATTAAGCCTTTGTTTGATCTGCCATGAATGATGCAAACTCTGCTGAGCCTGCTTTAACATAGATAGTTGTGCACTTAGTTGGATCGCCTTGCTTGGCTGGGCAGAAGTGTCCCTTGTATGGACCAAACTTACCTGTCAATCCATGGATGCGTGTCATTGTACCGTGAGGACATTGACGGGCACCTGCACCTGGAGTTGTAACAACTTCAGTAGCATTGAATGCTGCTGCTACTGTTGCAACTGCTGGCTGTGGTGGTACTGCTGTGTTAACTGGTGCGCTACCACGCACTGCTGCTTCTAGTTCTGCTGTTGCAGATGCTAGTGATGCAAGTGTTAGTGCAACTGTTTGATCTAGTTCTTCTGCTGATGATGCTCGCACTGTAACAAGCGAGCCTGCTGCTGACTTAACTGTGATACTAATTGGTGCTTCTGTATGCATACTTACTCCTTGATTGATGTTACTAGTTTCTTTTTTGTATCTCTGAAAGCGCGTACTTTCATTGCTAATTGTATACCCTTCCAGCCTTCTTTAATGTCAACGAAATGCAAGGTACACTCGCCACTACCTGCTGGTAGGTGGACAATGATACCTCTCTCTGTGTTGACATCTCCCCATGTACTACGGGTTGCCGTAGCAGGATCATACGGCAAGCCGTTGGCATAGACTGCCAACTGCATGGCTATCTTGTTGGGATAACTAATGCTGCCTGTTTTAAGGTCAGAGATAAACAACTCGCCTTTGTATTTAACGATACGATCTGGTGTGCCAGCAATCTTAAATTTATCTAGCACACAGAACTGTTCGATGTTTACATTTTCAAATGCTTTAGTAGCATCAGCGTATGCTTGTATGTCTGCAACATAATCTTGCGGTATGACACCGAGGTCTTCACCTCTGTCATGTTTTTCTGTTAGTGCATGGATAGCAGTACCAATGGTAGCCTGACGCGTAGCGCCTGCTGCTTCCATTGCATCTTCAACTAACTTGTCCATCTCTAACTTGTTATCACGCATAGCACTAGCGGCTAGTAATAGATCAGGTCGCAGTGTTAGTCCTGCTGCTGCCATGCGTAACTTCCATGCTACTAGTGCAGTGCCATCATCTAATGATCCTGCAACTGTAGTAGTGCGTGTGTATGGTACTGGTTTCCCACCTTTAGGTGGAACAATCATTGGTCTACCATACCTATCTCTAGGTACCTCTACTTCTGCCATAGTTCTCCTTTGATTAGATACCAGCGGGGGTAGGACAAGGAGAGAGCCAAAACCTACCGCCCACTGGTTGTCCCATCATAGCATAGTTGACGGACTATGCATTGACGTCATGCCCACAGTTGGGGCAAAGTTTTTCCCTCTTTTTGTATACCTCATATATTACTTGATCTTTATAATCTTGATGCACATATACCTTACATTTGTTTCTTGTTTTAATTGTGCGTACTATTGCACCTGACTGGTGCAGTACTGACAACACGCCACTTGTTGTGCCGTGATGCCATCCTGTTTCTGTGGCTAGTTCTTTCCAAGTAACACCATAGTCGCCTCTGCTTTTTAAATACTTTAACGCTAACTGTTGGTTGTTTAATTCCCTGCCAGAGTAAAGGTTATCTAAAGCACGCTGCTCAGATGTGTCACTACCTGACCAGCCAGCAGTACCGTTGTATGGTACGTATGGTGTACTCATTAGTCTTCTTCAATATCATCTACGTTTACTTGGTCAATAGTAATTGAAGCACCATATAATTCTACAGTAATTTCATCTTCAATTTTGCTGATT